GGCCCAGCGCAAGACAACTTTTGTGGTTTCTGTTTGGAGGAAGAATGATAGAGTTTTTCAAGGGTATGTTTGTAATGTATCTACTTGCTATACCCTTCTTGGCTTTAGTAATAGAAGCGCAGGACAGTGAAGGAAGAGATGTCTCACTACGCTTTGCAATCTTGTGGCCTTTAGCAGCCACTGAGGTTATGTTTAAATTTATAAGAGGAGACTTTGACGATGATGGAACTAGCTCTAATTAAGACGCTACTCAATCGTGAGTTTTATGATAACCACAAGGGCATCCGTTGCCCTGATAAAATCTTTAGCAAAGATGTACGTAAGATCAAGCAAGCACTAGATGGTGCAATGGAAGCTTATGATGGCGACATGACAGTTGCTGACCTACAGGCCGTGTTCAACCGCATGAACGCCAGTATGACAACAGCCACACGTGGTTCCTATAACGATCTATTCAAGCGTATCGAAATCACTGAGCCTATCAAGCAAGAGATTGCAGAGGATACGTTATCACAACTGTTCCAACAATATGTGGGCGACCAAGTTGCAAACCTAGGCTTTGACTTTGTTAATGGTACAGAGAACAGCTTACAGCCCCTGCGTCAATTATTGGAGGACTTTAAAAATGATTTTACTCCTAATCTCCGCGTGGAGTGGGATGACAATAGCCTTGATACAATACTTGATGCAACAGCGTTGGAGTCCAAGTGGAAGTTTAACATATCTTCCTTGGCTCGTAGGGTGGAGGGTGTTAGTGGTGGTCATTTTGTTATCGTGGGCGCACGGCCTAATACTGGGAAAACTTCTTTCCATGCCTCTATTATAGCAGCAGACGGTGGCTTCGCACATCAAGGTGCCAAGTGCATTGTGTTGTGTAACGAAGAGGCATACACACGTGTGGCTTCACGCTACATCAGTGCATCATCTAATATGACAATGAAAGAGGTACGAGAGAACAAAGCTCTAGCACACAAGCGGTATGAACCTGTACGTCAGAACATTCAGTTCAAGGATAGCACAGGTAAGGGTATGGATTGGGTTGAGTCCGTAGTTAAGTTTGAAAAACCTGACATCGTAGTACTTGACATGGGTGACAAGTTCGCAGATATAAAGAGTGAGCGTAGCGACATCACACTAAAGGCAGCAGCCATCCACGCTCGTAACATTGCTAAACAGTATGACTGTTGTGTGATTTGGATGTCGCAGTTAAGCGCAGAGGCTGAAGGTAAAGCAGACCTGAATCAGTCTATGATGGAAGGAAGTAAGACAGGCAAGGCAAGTGAGGCAGACCTGATGGTGTTGATAGGCAAGACACAACAGGCAGAGGGTGAAGATGAAGACCCAGTTCGTCACTTGAACCTAGCTAAGAACAAGCTGAACGGTTTTCAAGGTAAGATTACCTGTGTCCTAGATGGATCACGCTCAATCTATTCAGCATGAGGTGAGAGACATGAGACTAGTATTAGATGTAGAGAACAGCGTCACATGGCGCGATGGTAAGATTCTTAACGATCCGTTTGAGCCAGGTAATACCCTGACGCAGATTGGTATGGTCAATGCTGATAATCACGAAGAGTTACATATTGTAACATTTGATCACAATGAGAAGAAGGATACATCAGGCGCTGGGCATAAGCTAGTTCAAGAAATACTAGACATGACTGACCTACTAATCATGCACAACGGTAGCCATGATTTGATGTGGATATGGGAAGCAGGGTTCAAGTATGATGGTGCTATATGGGACACGCTACTAGCGGAATATATTCTACATCGTGGAGTAGAGAAACCGCTAAGCCTTGCTATTGTAGCAGAGACACGTGGCCTAGCTGAGCAAAAGGAAGACTACTTAGGTAAGTGTATCAAGCAAGGGATCAATACAAATGAAACGGATTTACATTCTCTCAGCGTTTATCTTCGGGCTGATTTGCTCACAACTAGTGAGTTGTTCGCGGCCCAACAACGTGACTACGCAGACCCCAAGTCCAGTTCCCTTTGTCGAGTCAGAGACATTACCTTCGAAACCTGTAAAACGCTTACCCACATGCGTATGCACGGATTCAGAGTCGATGTTCAAGAGTTACAGCGAGTAAGAGATGAATTTGAAAAAGAAAAAGCAGAGATCGAAGAGAGGCTCCAAGAGAAGGTACGCTCCCTCATGGGCGATACCCCTGTTAATCTTGCATCCCCCGAACAGAAATCGCAGGTTATCTTCAGTCGCAAACCCAAAGACAAAAAAGATTGGGAGGGCTTATTTGAATTTACATCAAGTGCGCAAGAATTTAAAGAAGCCGTTAAAGCGAACTCCCAAACAATATTCAAGACTAAGGCGTATCAATGCGAATCTTGTTATGGTAAAGGGAAAGTATACAAAGTAAAGAAAGATGGCAGCAAGTATGCCAAGCCAAACAAATGTAAGGAATGTGATGCCCGTGGGTTTAAACTTATGGAAACAAACCAAGTCGCGGGCCTTAAGTTCACAGCCCCAAGTAAAGAATGGGCTAGCAACAGTGGCTTCTCAACATCAAAGAAGCAATTGGAAAAGCTTATGGTCACTGCTAAAAACAACAACATGGATGGTGCTGTTCGCTTCCTTGGTGACCTTATGCGCCATTCTGCTGTTTCTAGTTACATTACTAGCTTTGTTAATGGTATTGATACTTATAGAAAATCAAACACTTCCTACTTACATGTACAACTTACCCAATCAATCACGCATACAGGTAGATTTTCTGGAAGAAATCCCAATATGCAAAACATGCCAAGAGGTGGTACCTTCCCTATAAAGAGGGTATTTGTCTCACGGTGGAACACTGGTAAAATTATGGAGGCCGACTTTGCCCAATTGGAATTTCGCACAGCAGCATTTCTCGCGCAGGATGACACTGCGATGGATGAAATCGCAACAGGATTTGACGTACACAGCTACACAGCAAAAGTTATCTCTGATGCAGGTCAGCCAACGACAAGGCAAGAAGCAAAAGAACACACCTTTGCACCACTCTTCGGCGCTACTGGTTATGGAAGAACCAAAGCTGAGCAAGCTTACTACACACACTTCATTGAAAAGTATAAAGGTATAGCTGCATGGCACAAGAAGTTAGGTGAAGAAGCTCTACGCTTCATGAAGATTACTAACATATCAGGACGACAATATGCTTTTCCTGATGTCACACGCCGTAGTAGTGGTACACCTACACACTTTACTATGATTAAGAACTACCCTGTGCAAGGTTTTGCCACAGGTGATGTTGTCCCTGTTGTACTAAACGAAATGCACAAAAGATTACAGCCTATGGAATCCTGCCTTGTTAATACAGTTCACGATTCAATGGTTGTAGATGTACACCCTGATGAAGAAAACCAGGTTATACAAATGGTTAACGACATGAACAACGACTTAAACAAATTAATCAAAGAAGCCTATGATGTAGAGATGAATGTACCTCTATTATTAGAAGCAAAAATCGGTTCAAACTGGCTTGACACAGTTGATGTATAGTGTATAACTAAGACTCTTTTGACTCTATAGAAAGGTATAGAAATGAGTACAGAACTAGCAATCGCAACAGAGCGCGGTCAATCGATGGCAGAACTAATGGGCGTATCATCTACAGCCCCTGCTGAGTCAACACCGTCTATTGCGCGGCTTGGTATGATCCACCAACCTATCATGGGTGAGGTGGAGTACAACGGTAAAGCAATCAAGACAGAAGTTATTCCTGTCGGTGCATTTACCTTCACAAAGGGTGATAACACTGTGTACAGCACAGGTATCTCTATTCGCATCTTCGCCCAGCGCAATCAGTGGCAGCGTTGGAACAGTGAAACAGAAGAGATGGAGAAATCTGTCTTGTCTAACTCATTGAATGGCGATCTAAAGGATAGCATTGGTGGTTTAAACCTAGGGCGTCCTTCAGGTTACATCGAAGATTTCCAGTCCTTGCCAGAGGAAACTAAGCGGGTCATCCGTAGCGTTAAACGTGTGAAAGTATTCTATGGTACTGTAACGTTAGACAACCCTACTGATGAACAAGGTCAGCCTGTCAGTGGAGAGTTCGTTGATGAACCGTTCGTGATGGATGTAAAGAACCGTCAATCACTGAAGAGCATTGACTCAGTGTTGAATGGCTTGCAGCGCAAAAACGTCCTGCCAATCATGTCTACTGTTAAGTTGGTAGGCGTAGAGGATAGCATCCCAACAGGTGCTAAGTTTGGTAGGATTGAAGCATCACTAGGTGATCGTATTGATATTGCTGAAGCAGACAATGGTATGCTCAAAGACTTTATTGAATTGATTGAGTACAGCAATGGTAAGATTCTTGATCTACACCATGAACGTGCCAAGGGGCATACTGATGAAGATGAAGGTCTTGTTCAAGAAATCCTAAACAATGATTTTGTAGAGGTGGACGAGTAATGAACCACCCTGCTGAATTAGCTGTCTACAGTTTCTTGCAGAAAGCTATGGCTGGTGAATCGTCAATGACAGAGGAGGTGACCAAACAGGTTGCCTCCGATGTTGAGGCTGCGTTGAACAAACAGTTTAACTCAGGCCCACGTGACGAGTTTAAGCTGCGTATGTCCAACATAGGTAAGCCTAAGTGCCAGTTGTGGTTTGAGAAGAACGATCCTGAAGATAAGACACCCCTGCCTCCACACTTCCTGATGAACATGATCCTAGGCGATATCGTTGAGGCTGTGTTCAAAGGGTTACTACGTGCTGCAGGTCAGGATTTCAAAGACAACGATCACGTTACTCTTAAGCTTAAGAATGGCAAAGAGATCAACGGTGAGTACGACATGGAAATGGATGGCAAGATTGACGATGTTAAATCTGCATCCCCGTGGTCATACAAGAACAAGTTTGCATCCTTTGATGCCCTAGCACAAGGTGACAGCTTTGGTTATATCGCACAGCTTGTAGGGTACGCCACAGCAGCAGGTAAAGATGTTGGTGGTTGGTGGGTAGTCAACAAAGGCAATGGTGAGTTCAAGTACGTGGATGCCTCTGAGGTAGACAAAGAATCTGTACTGGATGACATACAAAGCTTAGTAGATTACATTGATAGTGATGCACCATTTGAGCGCTGCTTTGAGCCTGTGCCTGAGACATACTATCGTAAGCCTACAGGTAATATTGTTCTACCCAGCGCATGTAAGTTTTGTAACTTCAAACACAAGTGTCACCCTACTCTACAGACAGTGCCTAGCTTAGCTTCTAAGTCAGCAAACCCACCAGAAGTAGATTATGTTTTTATAGGAGATGGAAATGCCTAAGATTGTTGTGAATGATAAAGAGTTGTACACAGATGATTTCAACGAAGAACAGATGAAAATCTATCAAGAGATCATATTTGCTAAACAAATTCACGATCAGCTAAAATATCAGCTACAGGTTTTAGAGCTTCGTATGTCTGGTCTGTCTGCAGAACTTTTACCAAAAGAGGATGAAGCAGAGAGTAATGAAGAGACATCATCTTAAACGCACATACCGTAGTGGCCTCGAAGAGGAGGCCGCTGCATTTCTCAAGTCTAGGCAGAAGAAAGTAGAGTATGAAAAGCTTAAGATCGAATGGGAAGACCTTAAGTATCGCACATACACACCTGACTTTGAGTTAGACAACGGTATCATAATAGAAACAAAGGGTATCTTCAGCGCAGCAGATCGCAGGAAGCATATTGAAATACAAAGACAGCATCCTACATTAGACATTCGATTCGTGTTTAGTAACGCTAATGCAAAGCTTTACAAAGGTGCTAAATCTAGGTATTGCGATTGGTGTGAGCAAAAAGATTTCAAATGGGCGCACCGTGTGATACCAGAGGGTTGGTTACTTGAAAAAGGTAGTCGCATGAAAGAGCAACGATTAAAAGTGAAGCGGAGATTGTAATGTCTTATGAAGTAAAACCAGGTGAGATTGCAATTGTCTTGCGTCCTATGGAGGACACAAATGGTGATTGGTCTGGTAAGTTAAACACAGGTCTTATCTTTGGTCCTGAGAAACATGAAGACGCTATGCGAATGGCACTAGATATTGCAATCACTATGGCGGCAACAGAGCGTTTCCTAGAAGACTACCCAGAGTTCATGGAAGATTATGACTACTACAAAAACCTTCTCTTACAGGAGATATTCCCTGAGGCACACGCTGCTGCAGTAGCTGAAGTAGAAGCTGAAGAAGGTTACAAAACTGAGGACAACGTAATACGCCTTAACAAATGGACAAAGACAAAGGGCAGCGCATGAAGATTGAACCTACACTTACTACAATCACTGCATCATCTACATCACATGAAATGAAGATTGACCCAGTAAACAAGCCTAGCCACTACACGCAAATCAAAGCTTGGGTAGAGGACAAACTTCAGAGGGTTGAAGCTGTTAATATCATACATGCTTTATGTAAACGTTTGTCTGGTGGTGAGGCTTCCTTATACTTTAATGTTATGAAATACCTCTGGCGCTATCCAGATAAAAACGGATTACAGGATTTAGAAAAAGCACAGTGGTATTTAGATAAACTTATCAAAGAGTATAAAGAGACACACAAATGAAAAAGTTCAGCGTCACGTTTGTTGTAGAGATGGATGAAGAGAATAATATACTATCCTCGTTTGATGATAACCATGAAGAAGATGTATATGATCTAATCACTAATGTTATGTATGACGTGG